CTTGGGTACCGCGGTGGTTCCCCCGCGTCAGCAGCTCGGTCTGCGTCATCAGGCCGACCCAGTCGGTCGTAGTTACCAGGCCGCCGTCGCTATCGGTGTCGCCCGCCACGCGCCATTCGAATACGCGCCAAGGCACGATGCTCGTCACCAGGAAGCGCAGGCCTCGCTTGCGCTGATCCAACGGGATGGCTTCGCGCTCGGCGATGGTGCCCGAACGAGGGACGCCGGCTAGCAACGCCAGCGCAGCGCCGGCTTGGGTGTCCGTTACCCACTGCCAAGCGGAGTAGTCCTCCACCCAACGATAGAATCCGGTGTTTGGGACGGTGTCGCCCGACACGGGGTCGACGTGTTCACCTGTCTGAGTGGGTACGACACCCACTTGGCCGTCTCGGGTACCTGCGACCGCGGACAGTGCGGCCCAAGACAGCTGGACCGTGGCACCCACATACTCCTGCATCAGAGCAAGGCCAAGACCGAGGACCTGGTTCGCGGTGGCCGAGCGCTGAGCACCGTCCTGCCAGATAGGCACGAGTTCGGAGCCGGCCAACGGCGTCACCGCGGCCGGGTAGTTCGGCAATGTGGTCATAGCAGGTCCATGAAAAACCCCGCCGTGGCGGGGTGGGAAACGACGGGCTGAAGGATGTCAGGACCAGCTAGGGTCGGGCACCGAAGGCCATTCCGGCTCGGCGATGGGCGTTTTGAAAATCGCCCGCACCAACGCGCGATACGCTGCGAAGGCTTCCGCGTTGGAGATCGATGCAGCGACGTCGGGCAGCTGCGTATAATCGGTGGCCGCAAGGAGTGCGCGAGCCTTGGCCTTGGTAGCCGCCTTCCGGTCGTCGTCGGTTGGGCCTGGCTGTCTTGCCAATGAAAAGTTGCCGTCTGCGTACGCGATCGTCTCATCAGACGCGCGAGCCATGCAGAACTCGAAGTCCTCGACGGTTGCGTCAACGACATCTTCGGGGAGTGATTCGTAAGTGACGTTGTCGGGGTAGAAACACCCCGTCGAGATACTGAATTTCATAAGGCTATCCTCAATATCCGATGGCGAGCCAGCTCGCACTCATGCCCCAGGCAACGTCACCACCGGACGCTTTCTGCATGTAGATGCCGAGCGTCGTGGTGGTCTTACCGAAGGTCTGTGCCCAAGCGTCCTGCCCAAGGTTAGCGCCCGGAAGCGTGGTCGAAGCGAACCCAACCAGGCACGCGTTCGGAAACTGGATCGGGAAGGACACCGAGACCGATCCTTCCGCCGCGAAAGCCGACGTGGATCCCCACTGCATTATGAGGCTGTTCGCAGCGGGGTCCGGCTTGGGGAACTGGAAATAGCCGTTCGCGGCGAGCAGTTGAGCGCTCTCGGCGCGCGCAAGGAACAGCTTCTGCAGCGCGGCGAGGACCTGGCCCGTGTCTGTCTTGCTGGGCGCGATGCCAGCCGCGGTCAGGAGGGAGATATTCTCCTCCTGCATCATGTTGGCCCAGTCGGCCGACATGATGGTTGGGATCAGGCCATGGGCGGCGTCGCCCCGGCCAAAGAAGCCAGGAGTGCCGGCTGCGATCGGCGCCGGGCGAACGGCTACGGCGCTGGAATTGTCGATACGAAACATGGGGCCTCCCTATGCAATCATAACTGAGGTGTGGGCGGGCTTCAGGGAGTTTAGCTCGCAAAGCAGGACGTCGTTGCCGAGACCGCTGGTGCTCGAGATCACCGTCACGACCCAGACGTAGAGCCATTCTTCGCCGTAGAGCGGCGTCTCGACCGTGCTCACGTCGGCGCGGAAAGGGGAAACCATCGAGATCGTGATTTCGAACCCCAGCGCGGCGGCGAACGACACGAAGAAAGCGATGCTCTGACCGCCTCCCGCCACGAAGCGCGACAGCACTTGGGCAGCGCGCTGCACGATTGTGGCGTCCTCGCCGGCGCAGGGGTCGGGCAGGCCGAGCGTAGCCTCCCACTCTTCCACTAAATCGAGGTTGCTGCCCGGCAGCGAATCGTCGAGCAAAGCGCGCGCTGATGCGTCCAGCCTCGCCCACGTCTGCGCGAGGGCCAGGATGAGGCGTTGCTGCGCCGATCCCTGCTCTACCTGCCAGACGCGCCCGCGCGGGAGCAGCGCTCGGATCGCTCCGGCATAATCGTCTGCGGTGTAAGGCATTAGAGGTACGTGATCGCGCCCGCCACCGGCAACGCGCCGGGGTCGGAGGTGATGTTGCCAACGGGCAACGGCGACACCGTGCCGGCGGATGCCGTGACGGCGGTGATGACGAAGCCAGCGGCACCCGAGACATCCGCGATCGCGCCCTCGATGCTGCTCAGCGGCGTCTCGCCGCCGGGCGTAGCAGCGGCGCGCAACGCGGCCTCGAAGGCGTCCGCTATCGCTGCTTTGGTCGCGTCCGATGCACCGGAGAGGCCGGCGATCGTGAGGCCTATGGTGTTGGCCACCGGTGAGACCGCATAAACCAAGGCGGTGACGGGCTGGTCGACATAGATGGCGTTCGCGACGATCAGCTGATCGCCACTTGCGGTGCCGGCGCGCGTTTCGAGGGCAGCAGCACCGTTCGTGCCCAGCGGGAAGCCGCCGTAGGCTGCACGAGTTTCGTCCATCATAAACAGCAGGCCGATGGTCCCGGCGCCGTAGAGGTTCGGCGAGCACCAGGCTCGCGTCACACCGTCCACCGCCAGCGCCCAGTCCACATAGTCCGAGGCCGACCCTCCGGAGGCGGGGCTGGAATAGGCCGCGATCATCCTGTTGCGCAAGTCGTCGTCACCCTGGACGGCAGTGCCGCCCTCGATCGCCGTGGAGACAGTTCCCTGCGCGTTTACGCCGGAGATTGCAGAGTCGAGTGAAAGGGTCGTGCCGGCGGCCGTGTTTCCCGCAATCCCAGCAACATCTGCGGTCACCGTCACCACCGCCAGGCTATCGACCAGCGTGACCGGGGCGACGACGGTGAAGGTTGCCCCGTCGGAGCGCGAAAGCGCGGCCCCGGCCGGGATGGTACCTCCGGTGCCGTTGAACGTGACGCTGCCGATCGCCTTGATGGCGGGCTTGCGCGTGACTCCCTTGAGCGCTGCCCAGCCTTCCAGATATTCGTCAGTCGCGGTGAATGGCACTGACTGCCGTGCGATCCAGTCGAGATACCCGTACAGGCCGTTCGCAACGGCCGCCTCGACATCGCCGAGGACGCCGAGGTTGCTGTAGCGCAGCAGGGCATTGATGCCGGGAAGCCCTGCGGCAATATCGGCTGAAACCTGCTTGCGCAGTTCGGTCAGGGTCGGACGCGAAAATGGCATCAGGCGGCATCCCAGAGATTGGCGAAGCGGAGGGCCAGGTCGGTCCCGCTGGCCCGGTGGATCACGATCTTCGTGCCGAGCATGCCCGGTCGTGTGTATTCGACAGTCACGTCGATCGACCCGGCGACGCCATCGGCGACGAGCCAGGCCAGCGCGGTCTGGATGTCGCTCTTGATCTGGGCGAGCAACGTGGTGGTCGGCTTCGATCGATGTCGCAGCCACAGTTTCGAGCCGATCGGACCGCCCCACCAGCCGCGTTTATCCCCGGAAGGGTCGGGCAACGCGTCGTCATCGCTCGCGACCTCATCGCTGAACAGGCTGATCAGAACGGCGGTGGCCAGATCGCTCGAGGTTGGCAGGCCGGGTGCGAGGATCGCGTTGATGAGCCCACCGTGCTCGTCAACGATCGGATCTCCGTTCTCGTCGACCCAGATGGCGGGGTTGTCCGGGGCGAAGTACCAGTCGCCGGCGCCAGCTGCGGAATCCCAGCTGGTGATGATGTCGGTCATGCGGCGTGGTCCGTCGCGCCGGTTGAAGCAGACCCGCTGCTGACCCCGGTGTGCTTGTGGGCGTTGTAGGCGTCCCGAAGTGCGCCGATCTCGACTTCCGACCCCTCGCTGAGGCCGGTCACAGTGCCGGCGGCGGCGATGGTGCCGTCGACTACGAGATTGCCCGTCAAATGGACCGTCGGCGCATCGATCGTCACCTCGCTGGCGTTCTGGATCACTACCGGCAGGCCAGCCGCATCAATCAGCAGACCCCCTGCGGTGAGCTTCACGACCGCACCGCGAACGTCATAAAGCACGGTGTCCCCCGGCTGCAGGCCACGCGGGCGGGAAGGGCGGTGACTGGTCCCGATGACCATCGAGCACGACCTGTCCCCACCGCGCCGAAACATGACGACCTCGGCGTCGATGGGTGGCGCCGAACTGAAGCCAAACTCGGTGACCCGCTTGACCTTGTCGATCACGCGATCGGCGAAGCCCGATCCGGCCGCGCCTTCGGTCACCTGCATCGTCTGGACTTCGTTGCTGTCGTCGATGGTGGTCGCGCGACCGATCCCGAGCAGGTTTTGCAGGGCGCGGGGGATCACCGGAATTCTGCCGTGTTTACGGGTGATAGGACGATCGGCGCTGGCGTGAAGGCTTCCTTGCGCATGCACGTCAACTCCGCCGTCGTGCCGTTCTGTCCGTTGCGGCGGAAAGTGACTTCGGAGATAACCAGGCTCTCCTCCGCATCCATGTTGGGCAAACTGACCGGAACCAGCGTGTTGGGTCCCCAGAGGACACCTGCGCTGTCGCGCCAGCTGTCTACATTGGCCCTAGCGACGAAGGCGCGGCCAGCGCGCCGTTGCGCCTCCCACAGCGCCCGCTTTTTCACAAACTCAGCGACGTCTGTCGCGACGGCTTCGGCGATCAGATAAATCAGGCGGTGCCGCGGCACGTTGACGTCGGCTGCCTTGAAGAAAAAATCAGATCCCGGCAGTTCCATGAGGGCATCCATGGACTGCAGGGTGCAGACGTAGTCCGAATACCGCTGATCCATCGATCGCTCGACCGACCAAGCCTGCACGTTCTCGCCATACCGGATGCCGCTGGCCGCAGTCGTAGACCCGACTGCGGCCAAGGCGAGCTTGCCCTCGCCGTTTTCATAGGCGAGCAGCCCCGCGTTGCGCGCGAGGCGCTGAATGATCTCAGCTGCCGTTTCGCCGTAGTTGAGCGGCCACTGGGCCACGTCAGCGCCGGGGGAAGCCCCGTTCATCATGACCACGCCGATTGCATAGGGTGACGCCAGTTTGGTCGCGATCGTCTGCGCATTGCCGCCGATGAGCTGGTGCGAGGGCCATTCCGCGCTGCAGTCCACCAAATCCTGCGTATAGCCTCGACCCTGGACCACGATCGCATGACTGTCGGCGTCGCCGCTCTCGAGCACCCGGTCGACGTAGCCCGTGATGACCCGGTCGTCGCCCAGCAGAACGATGCACTCGTCGCCCGGGTTGATGCCGATGGTGACGGTGGGCGGCTTACTGGCCTTGATGTCGAAGCTGTTCGGGAAGGCCTCGGCGCGAAGCGCTACTTCGACCTCCTCCCATCCGGCATATTCGGTTCCCTCGATCTTCAGCGTCAGCTGGTCCTTATCGCGGCTTGTGGCGGTGACGACGATCTCGTTCTCGTCGCTCATGCCGCCAGCGCCTGAAAAGCCGTGGGCATGAACAGCGGGTGGACGGGGTTCGTCTGGGTCACGAGTTCATCGGCGCGCGTGGAGGCAGCGTAGATCGACTGCGCCAGGACCAGCGACGGCAGTGGTGCGGCGAATGTGAAAGTGCGCAAGCGAGCGAGCGTGACGCCGCGGGTGCGCAGGTCAGTCACGATCGCGCCGCGGCACTGGCGCAACGTGGTGAAGCAGTCGTCCTCCCCAGCATCTGCGGCCGTGGTCATCAGATCGTATAGAGCGCTGCCGATCTCGGAAATTCGCAATGCGGCGTCGTCCGCGCTCTGCGGCTGATACTGGGTAACGACCTGCGTCAACGCAGCAGCCGCGATGCGCAGCACTAGGCGATTGATGGCGGTTGCCATGTCCGACGCAAGACCAGCGACTTCGTGCTGCAGCAGGGAGAGCAGGAGACGGATGGCATCTGCTGGATCGGCGCAGGCTGCGACCAGCGCCGCAATCATAGCGCGGGCGGCCGCCGCAACATCCACAGTACGCGTCGGGCTCATCACAGCGACGACGGTCACAAAATTGTGAGCCGCCTCGATGGCATCCTGCCGGTTGATCGAGGCGGTCGGGACGATTTCGGCGACGGTGGTTCCGAACGCATAGGGCGAATTGTTGATGCCCGAAACGCCGGAGTTCGCGCCGGCACTATATCGGCCGAAAGAGCCCACCAGCCGCGCAGCCAGGCGATACATCGCAGTCGCATCGGTCACGGCGCTCTCGATCACCGCAGTCCACGATGATGCTGCCGCAAGCGCCTGCTCCACCGTGCCGCCCAGGTCGAACCCATCCGAGAACGCCTGGTTAGCTGCGTCCGCAGACACATCGTCCAGATCTTCGGCGGCGGTGACTGCGTCGGACGAGGTACTTGCGTTTGCGCTCGGGTAGGTCTGTTCGCCGCTCTCGACGAACTCGAGTTCGATTTCCGAATAGCTGTTAGCTCCCAGGCCTTCGCCGATGGCACCGCGATCCAGCACGACGTTCAGTGACCCAAGCGTGGGATGGATGAGCGTGCCGATGCCAGCCTTCTCGATTGCGGCGACGAGATTCGACCGCTGCAGATCGATGGTGTCCCCGGAAATGACGATGTCGCCATCAAGGATAAAGCCGCGCAGGCGGAAGCGGCGCGCCGACCGGCCCATATCTTCCGCCCAAGCGGTGTCGCGGCCAGGATACTGGTGGACCGCGAGCCGCCGCCCACCGCTCATGTCCGAGCTGGTCACAGCAAAGGGAACGCCCCGAAAGGAAGCGGATCGGATCATGAGTGAGCCTCGGATTTTTGAGTAACGGCATGAGCAAAGGGCTGTGGAAGCCGGAGCCGGTCCCTAATCTGACGTTTCGGTGGGCGGCTCTGCAGGAATAAGGTCCGACATCGCCCTGTCATAATAGCGATTTGTCGCGAGCAGCGCTGCTGCAGCGACTGCGGCGTGCCATCCTGAAACCAGTGAGACTTCCCTCGTCCCATCCGATGGATTTGGTAGAACGGTGAACTCAATCTGCTGGGGCGCTGCCTTGCCTTGAAACAACTCCGGCGGCGGGTCATCATCAATGCCCCTTAGCCTTACGCCCGGTGCCGTTCCGTCTAGCGGATTGCGCACGTGTGCGCCGGTGTGAAATGCGATCTCTGCCAAGCATGAACCGGGCCCGATGCCCCTTATGCTTTCAATCGTCATAAGTGGTTTGCTTCGAAGGGCTTGCAACTCAGTTGCGATATCAGCACCGTGATTGTCGTCAATTGCGGACGTATCGCCCAATACTTCCTGCGCCTTAGGTAGAGCGCGTTGATAAATCTGATCGAGAAACATTTTCCGAATTTCAGGCCCACCGCAAACGCCATCGCTCTTGGATTCGCCCTTTGCCCCCTGCGAAGAGCAGGCAGAAAGTATGATCGTTAGCGCGCAAAATGTAAGTCTTCTGGATACTTTCAGCATATCTATCCCCTGCGACGTCCGGGCATCTAACCGTCTCAGGTGATTTCCTTCAATGTCTCAATTCACCATCGCGTGACTGACTGCCGCCTTTGCGCCTTTGCCGGAAGTGGTTTTCACGCTGGTGGCCTTGCCGTTCTCAACCTTGATCTCGACTTTCACTGGGTGCGGCTCGGCTGTCGGTTGTGTAACCAGAGGTATGGAAATTCATTCGGGTCGGGACCGTTAAGCCGGTGCCGGGGCATGCCCCGGCACCGGCTGCCCATCTTCAGCA